CGGTGGCGGTGCCGGTGCCGGGGCGGCTGGCGGTGCTGCAGGCGGCGACGCGATGGGTGGCAGCGCCGGCACGCTGGGCGCGGCTGATTCGCAGGCCGCCAACGCGGAACTCGGGCTCGGCGCCAACACTGGCGGCGTGCCGGCGCAGGTCAACGTCGATGGCACCACCTACAGCACCGGCCAGAGCGGCATGGGGCAGTGGGGCAGGATGATGAGGGGCGTGGGCAGCGCCATGGGCCGCAGCGATGACCCCCGCATCCAATCCTCGAACGTCCAGTTCGCGCAGCCTGACCTCTCGCGCGACTACGGGTTTTCCTCGAAGACGCTGAAGAACCCCGGCGGCCGCGCGCGCATGAGCGACGTGCTGCAGGCGGGCGCGAGCGGTGCTGACCCGCTGAGCGAGAACGGCGTGCACATCGCGGCGGTCCAGGCGCTGACGAAGCGCCTGGAGGAAGCGAAGCAGCAACTGGCCGAACTCAGGGCTTCGGAGCCGGAAGAGCGCGCCGCGCCGCAAGCGCCCCCGCGCCCCCGCATGCAGGACGATGGTGGTGAAGGGGTCGACGATCGCGCGCACGAGGCCGCCACAAGCCCGAACAACGATCGGCCCGAACCGAGCGACGCCCAGAAGAAGGCTGGCAACTACGCGCTGGGCCACGTGCGGATCAACGGCCTGGACATCTCGATCGAGAACCCGCAGGGCAGTGTGCGCCGCGGCACCGACCGCGATGGCAAACCCTGGGAAAACGAGCTGCAGGACCACTACGGCTACATCCGCGGCACCGTCGGCAATGACAAGGATCACGTCGACGTGTTCGTGAAGCCGGGGACGCCGGGCGACTTCGACGGGACGGTCTACGTGGTGGACCAGGTGCACCCCGATTCCGGGGAATTCGACGAGCACAAGGCGCTGATCGGCTACGGCAGCAAGGCCGAAGCGAAGGCTGCGTACGCGGCGAACTACGCCGATGACTGGAAGGGCCTGAAGGCGATCACGGCGCTGCCGTTCGATGAGTTCAAGGCCTGGGCGAAGGACGGTCGAAAGACGGCGCCTCTCGCCTCTCCGCCGGCGCCGCGCGCGCGGGCGCGCATGCAACAAGGAGCTTCCCGATGAACGGCAACCAACTCGCATGGACCCTCGCGGCGCTGGGTGCCGGCATGGGCGGCTGGCAGCGCGGGAAGATGGCGCGCCAGGAGATGGATGAGGCGCAGGCCGATCAGGATTTCCGGCGCCAGGAGCGCGCCCGCATGCAGCAGCAGTGGGAGCGCGATGACCAAGTGCGTGCGGCCCTGGCTGGCGCGGCGACGCCGACCGACGTGCAGACGGTCGCGGCGCCGCCGAACCCTGACACCACCGCGCCCGACGGCACGGTGATCCGCGAGCGGCCGCTGCCGGACACATACACCGTCAACGGGCAGAACTTCGGCTCCGACCAAGCCGCAGCGCAGGCAGCCTCGGCCGATCAGAACCAGCCGTACCGTGTGCTCATGCGGCAGGCAGGCGCGGTGCAGGGCATCGACCCGATGCTGGCCGGCCAGCTGCGCACGCAGGCGGACCAGCAGCAACTGAACAGCATCAAGCTGTCGGAGGCCCAGCAGCAGCACGTCAACCGGCTCTTCGACGAGAGCCTGGGGCAGGCCAACAGCTTTGACGATCTGGCCAAGGTGATCAGCGATTCGAAGGCCGACGGCGAGGGCGGTGCATTGAAGGTCAAGGCCGTCGCGAGCGCGGATGGCAAGAAGGTCAACTTCGTCCGCCTGAACGACGACGGCACCACGAGCCCGAGCCAATACAGCTTCGACAACTCGCCGAAGGGCCTGCTCGAGGCGAAGCAGACCCTCTCCAGGATCGTGCCGGTGGGAGACAAGCTCACGCATCTGCACCAGAACGCCATGGAGGATCTGGAGCAGAAGAAACTCACCCAGCAGGAGCGCGAGCACCGCGAAACGCTGGCGGCCGAGAACACGCGCGAGTTGCAGCGCGAGCGCACGAGCTTGATCACGGCTGGCCTGCTCGCGCCCGACGGCAAGCCGGTGAGCGATGACCAGGTGGAGAGCCTCGCGAAGCAATACGCCAGCGGCGACCTTCCGGTGCCGGCCAGCCGCGGCGGCAAGCTGGACCCGGTGACGCGCCGCGCGCTGCAGCGCGCCGGCGAACTCAACCCGAACTTCGGCGCGGCCAACAAGACCCTGAAGGACTTCTCGACGGGCAAGCAAGGCAACGCCATCCGATCGTTCAACGTCAGCCTTTCCCACCTGGACACCCTCGACCGGCTGACAGATGCGCTCGGCAACGGCAACACGAAGATCGTCAACAAGGTCGCGAACGAGTACGCCGCGCAGACCGGCGGCACAGCGCCCACCAACTTCGACGCGGCAAAGAAGATCGTCACCGACGAGGTGGTGAAGGCGATCGTCGGCAGCGGTGGCGGCGTCGGCGACCGCGAAGCGGCCGCCGCGACCATCGACAAGGCGAACTCGCCAGCGCAGCTTAAGCAGGTGATCTCCACCTACAAGGAACTGATGCGCGGCCAGCTCGATGGCCTGCGCCAGCAGTACGAGGCGAACACCGGGCGAGACGACTTCGACCGCTACCTGTCGGACAACGCGAAGAACACCGCCAAGGGCGGGAAGGGCGCCGGTGCCGCACCGCCGCTGACGAACTCGAAGGGTTGGACGCTGCACCGTGACGCCAAGGGGAACATGGCCTACGTGAGCCCCGACGGCAAGCAGTTCGAAGAGGTGAAGTGATGGCCTTCGACCTCGCCTCTGCCAAGCCGGTAGAAAAGTCGGCGTTCGACCTTTCCACGGCCAAGCCGGTCGACGATCAGCAGCCGAAGGGCAGCGACGCGCTCGACGGCATGTCGAAGTTCGAGCGCTTCCGCGCCGGCTACGGCAAGGCCGCCGTGGATATGGCCACGGGCGCGAAGCAGCGTGTCGATGACCTCGCGGCGTGGATCGAAGACAAGGTGCCGGCGCTGGCGTCGCTGGACCAGCGGTTGGGCATGCAGACCGCGGCTCAGATCCGCGACCAGGGCCGGGCCGCCGAAGACGAGCGCAAGCGCCTCGACGCGCCACTGATGGCCGATTCGGCGGGCCGGGCCGGGCACTTGACCGGCAGCGTGGTTGATGCGTTGCCCGCCGGCGCGGTTCCCGGTGCCCAAGGCGTTGTCGGTGCCGCTGTCGTTGGCGCGGGCCTGGGCGCGCTCGACCCGACGGGCACGAACGACAGCGCGGTGGAGAACGCCGCGTGGGGTGCCATCGGCGGCGCCGCTGGCCATGGCCTGCTGAAGGGCGCCTCCCGGGTGGTGAAGCCGGCCTACGACAGCGCGGTGAACAAGCTCATGACGGCCGGCGTGCCGCTCACGCCGGGCCAGATGATGGGCGGGGCGTGGAAGCGCGTAGAAGACGCGCTCACCAGCGTGCCGATCGTCGGCGACTCGATCAAGGGCGCCCAGAAGCGCGCCTTCGAAGCGTTCAACAACGCTGTGGGCAACGAGGCGCTCGCGCCCATCGGCGCGAAGCTGCCGCCTGGGCTCAACGGCAACGATTCGGTCGCCTGGACACGCAAGGCGTTGCAGGGTGCATACGACGACGTGCTGCAACGCATCGGGACGGTGCAAGCCGATCCCCAGTTCGCGCAGGAGATCGGCCAGCTGCAGACGCTGTTCAAGAACGGGAACGTGGGCAAGGCGGCGCAGGAGCAGTTCGACGCCATCGTGCAGAACCAGGTGCTCGGCCGATTCCAAGGGCAGAACACGGTGACGGCCGAGACGTTGAAGGCCATGGAAAGCGAGCTCGGCAAGCTCTCCGACAAGCTGCGCCGCGCGCCGGACTATGACCACCAGGAAATCGGCGACGCGGTGATGGAGTTGCAGGCGTCGCTGCGCAGCCTCGTGCAGCGCGCGGCAGGCCCGGACGAGGCGGCCGACCTCGCTGCGGCGAACCGCGGTTGGGCGATGTTCACGCGCATGCGCCGCGCTGCATCGTCGGTGGGCGCCGACGATGGAACCTTCACGCCGGCTCAGTTCCTCAACGCCGTGAAGGCGGGCGACCGCTCAGCGGGAAAAGGCGCGTTCGCGGAGGGGCGGGCCCTTGGCCAGGATCTCGCCCAGGCCGGCAAGTCGGTGATGGGCTCCTCGCTGCCGGACTCGGGAACGTCGTTCCGAACCTTCATGCAGCACCCCACAGCGGTGGGCACGGGAATGGCGGCCGCTGGTCTGCCGGCCGCGCTCCTATACACCCAGCCGGCGCAGCGTGTCGTTCGCGTGCTGATGACCGCGCGCCCACAGGCGGCCGGCCCGTTGTCCAAGGCGCTCGAGGCGGCGACCCCAGCTGGAGGGGCCGCGGGGGCGGTGCTGCTGCCGCGGATGCGACCCGGGGCCCCAGCTTATGGACAGGAATGACTTGACGCGCCCCTCGGGCAGCTTGCGCAGGATCAGGCGCCCGAGCGGGTACGCGACCAGGCCGTAGAAGAGCAACCACACGAGCGGTCGCAAGACGGTGGCAATCAACCAGTCCGGCATGCGGCCAGTATAGGAGAAACCCGATGCAGAACGAACCCGCCTACAAGACCCGGCTGGCCGCGCAGCGCGCAGCGAAGAAGGCCGGCGAAGGCTTCACCGTCGCCGAGACGAACGGTGGATTTTCGATCGTCGGACCGGAGCGGCCGGCCGAGCCGCCGGCGAAGGACGCCGAGCAGTACGACAAGCTCGTCAAGCACCAGGGCAAGGTGCTGCAGATTGGCTTCGGCTCGGTCGGTCAGGCGATGCTGCCGATGGTGCTGCGCCACATCGAAACCGACCCGAGCGGGATCACCGTGCTCGAGAAGGACGACAGCACGGAGCTGTTCAACGAGCGCTTCGGCGACACGGGCGTGAGCTACGTGATCAAGGAGATTCTGCGCGACAACCTCGATGAGGTGCTGAGCCAGTACCTGAGCGAGGGTGACCTGCTGATCAACCTCGCGCTCAACATCGACGGCGTGGAGATCGTGACCTGGTGCTTGGAGCACGGCGTGCTCTACGTCGACACGTCGATCGAGGTCTGGGCCGACGAGCCGGACGAGGCGATCTCCGATCTCGCCAAGCGCACGCTGTGGGAGTCGCACCGGCGCATCCGCGAGGCGACAAAGCAGTGGCATGGCCAGGGCGCGACCTGCGTGGTGACGCACGGCGCCAACCCCGGCCTCGTGAGCCACTTCACGAAGGCGGCGCTGCTCGACATCGCCAAGGCGATGGACATCGATGCCAAGGTGCCGGAAACCCGCGAGGGTTGGGCCGAGCTGATGAAAGCCACCGGCACCAAGGTCATCCATATCGCCGAGCGCGACACTCAGGTGGTGAACCGACCCAAGCTGCCAGGCGAGTTCGTGAACACCTGGAGCTGCGAGGGCTTCTGGGCAGAGGGGCGCGCGCCGGCGGAGATGGGCTGGGGCACGCACGAGGCGCAGCGCCCGAAGGGCGGCGACGTCCAGAAGGGCGGCGGCGCGGCATACCTGAAAGCGCCCGGGGTTGACGTGCAGGTGAAGTCCTGGGTGCCGCTGGGTGGATGTTTCAACGGCTTCCTGGTCCAGCACAGCGAGGCGATCACCATCAGCGAGTACTTCGCCACCGCGGACTACCGGCCGACGGTGCACTACGCCTACTGCCCGACCGACATGGCCATCGCCAGCGTGCACGAGTTCCGCGGGCACGAGCTGGAGATGCAAGACGCCCAGCGCATCGCAAAGGATGAGGTGATCGCGGGCATCGACGAGCTCGGCGTGCTGCTGCTCGGGCACGGCAAGAACGCCTGGTGGTACGGCTCGCAGCTGGGCATCGATGAGGCGCGGCGGCTCATCCCGCATGAGAACGCGACCTCCCTGCAGGTGGTGGCGTCGCTGCTTGGCGCGCTGGTGTGGATGCTCCGCAACCCGGATCGCGGCTACCTGGAGCCGGAAGACCTGCCTTTCGACGAGGTGCTCAGGGTCGCCAGGCCGTACCTCGGCCCGATCGCGAGCGTGCAGTCCGACTGGAAGCCGACCGAGGACCGGTCGACGCTGTTCCGCAAGCCGCTGGACGAAAAGAACCCCTGGAGCTTCGAGAACTTCCGGGTGTAGGGCGTCAGCCCCGGCGGCGGTCACCGGGGAACTATCCTGGGAACTATTCGGGGAATCCTGTCGCATCTAGTCATGCTCTCTACAGGTGAGTGGGCGACAGGATGCGACGGAAACTCCCCGCTGGGTTGGTTCGAGTCCAATCGCGCCTACCAACATAGCAGGCCGGAAAGTCGTTGCAAATCAACAGCTTTCCGGCCTTCGTCTTTCATGCGCTGGCCTTCTGGGGAACTTCCAGGGAACTGCCGGCCATCGCGGCTGCCAGCCGATCGCGCTCGCGCCCCTTGTCGTTGCCGGGCAGCCACCGCGCGTAGACCTCCAGCAGCATCTTCTGGCTGTGACCGGCCTGGGCAGCGATGTAGGCGACGTTCACGCCAGCCATGAGAGCCACGGTGCAGTAGGTGTGGCGCGTGCAGTAGGGCCGCCGTCGCCTGATGCCAAGCCGTTTGAGCGTGGGGTGCCAGTAGTGGTCGCGCTGGCTACGCTCGTCGTGCCATGGCCGCTTGGTCACCGGGTTTTCGAACACGTCCACCTCGCGCCCGTCGTCGTCACGCTTCAGGTAGGTGTAGGTCCGCATCACCTTCAGCGCCTCGAGCGCCTGCGGCACCAGGTCGACATCGCGCTCGGTGTGCGTCTTCGAACCGTCGCGCTCACTACCCTTGAACGTGCGAACGCGCTGCACTCGCGCCACGCGCGCGCGCATGTCGATGTCCTCCCATCGCAGCGCGATGGCTTCCTCCGGCCGCATGCCCGTGAAAAACATGAACGTGAAGTAGGCCGTGATCCGAGGGTCGTAGTGCCTCGCCATGTCGGCCAGGATCCGGTCGCGCTCGTCGGCTGTCAGCGGGTCGGGCAGCTTGCGCACCACCTTGCGGTTCTTGATGCCGTTCATCGGGTTGCTCAGCGCGCGCGGGCCGGCGTACTCGAACGCGAAGACCCCGCGCAGCGGGATCAGGTAGTTGTTGAAGAGCTTGGCCGAGGTCCAGGGGTGGGCGCCGAGCTTGGCGGCCAGCACCTTGTGGCTCAAGCGCTCGACGCGTGTCGCGGCGCCGAGGATCGACTTCCACACCGCGATCGCGTTGCGGTACTGCCCGCGCGTCGCCGGCGTCAGCTCGCCCTGGGCCTGAAGCCATAGGTCAGCGAGATGCCCGAACGTCCCTTCGGGCTGGTCCGAAACCACGTCCTTTGCCAGCCGCGGCGAGTCGGGGAAGAACTCGGCAAGATCGAAGGTGCCGGCCTCGATCGCCTTGCGAACCTTGGACGCCAGGCGCTTGGCGTGCGCGATGTTGGCGGCCGTCGGCTTCATCGGCACGCCGTTGACCTTCAGCGTCTCCCGGCACCGCTGGCCGGCCGGATCGACGAAGAACAGCCGGATGCTGCTCGGTCTGACCTCTACGCCGTCTCCGTCTCGACCCATCGCTCCATCCCCCTGGTGTCCATCCACACGCGGCCGTCCGGGCCGCGACGCCACTGCTTGCCCTCGACGAACACGCCGCGCTCGATGCGCTTGCGGATTGCTGAGGCCGACAAACCCGAAAGCTTGGCGTACATCTCGACCGTCACATAGCGCGCGGGCGCGACCTGGACTGGCGGCTCTGTTTCCTTGGTGCTCATGACTTCGGTCCCTCCAGCGCGGGCAGCAGCTTCGCCTCGGTGGCGTGCTCCAGCACCGTGCGACCGGTGGGCAGCAGGATCTGGCCGAGGAACGCCCCCTCGAAGGTCAAAATTCCCGTCTCGATCGCGGTGATCTGCCCCTTGATCCAGTCGCGCAGGATCGAGTAGACGGCCACGCTGGCGATGTCGAGAGCCTTGCGCTCGTGCTGCTGCTTTGTGCACTTCGAGCGGTAGCCGTAGGGGTGCTCGCGCAGCCACGCGGCCGCGTAACCCTTGGTCGAAGCCTTCACGCTCACCGGCCGGCCGCGGTACTCGAACTGCACCAGTACCGTGCCGTCGGCGTCGTCGATCATGCTGCCGAACTTGCTGCAGCCGAAGCCGCGCAGCAGCTTCTGGATTTCGCCCAGCGCGCGCTCGCCGCTGGTGGTGTTCTCGTAGGGAAGGCTCATGGCGTCACCCGCTTGAATTCGACCACCCACACCCAGGGGTTCGCGTCCCAGCTGCCGGCGCCGTTGATGGATTCCCAAAGGGCCGCGTACACAGCGCGGTAGCCGGTCCCATAGCGCGCGATCAGCGCATCGACGTCGCCCTGCGTGACCTTCGGATCTTGTGCCAGCGATGCGAGCCAGTCGTGCACGCCCTCGGCCTTGCTGTCGTCCTCACTGATCGCCTGCAGCCTCTCGACCCGCACCCCGGTGATCTCCAGCAGCAGCCGCGCGTACTTGCGAGGCATGTGGATCGAAGGCCGAACCTTCAGGTCGTAGGGTTGTATGAAGTCGGGGTCGTCGCTTTCGCCGTAGCCCCACTCAAGCGCATCGCGCCCAGCGGCCGATTCGACGAACACCGGTCCCACCCAGCCGTGATCCTCAATCTTCAAGGTGTTCTCGCGCACCCACAGCCGGTCGCCGGGCTGGCCGTAGGGGCAACCGATGCTGTCACCGGTTCGGGTATGCCACATAGCCCCCTGCTCGGGGATCGTTTCGCCGCGCGCGGTGCGGCCTCCGTTCGGGCCGCCGATGGTCTGAGGCTCCCACACACCCAGAGGGTTCAAGTGCGGGAACTTCACCGGCCGCCGCGTCTGCGTCTTCGTGCCGGCCAGCAGGGCGCGCACCATCGGGCCGCTGAAGAGAATGGGACGGTCAGCCATGATGGTCCTCCTGGTCGGGCGGCGAAAAATTCCAAGGGCACGTCACTTTCAGGGGCCCCTTGCGCTGCTCGGCTTCGCGGATCGCCACGCGCGCGGCGAACCAACCGTGACAAGGCGCGCGGCCGCGGTCCGCTTGGTGGCAGAGAAATGGCACGCCCTCGACCACCGCCTTCAGCGCGTCGAGTTGCGTCTGCAGGCATCCATTCGGCACGGTGCCCGGTCGGAATGCGCAGGACTTGCACCTCTCATCGGGCTCGCCCTCTGCAGCGAGGCGCGCGATCGTCGGCTCCGTGAGGCGCACCAGCTGAGCCCCGGCGGCGCGCCCTTCCGGAGTGACGCGGTGGTGATCCTTGGTGGAGTCAATCACGGACGCGCTCCGGGTGGTTGGCCTTGATCCACTCCATCACCGCTCGCACCGCGGCGATGTATTCGGAGCTGGGCGTCTTGGTGTTCTCCTGGCCGGGCGTGTAGCTGCGCCAGATCGCGCTGCGCAGCCCGATCGGCAGGGAGTACCAGTGCGACCGGCACATGAAGATCGCCGGCTTCACGCGCCGCGTGCAGCCCGGCCAGTGGCAGGTGTGCAGCGGGTCGAGGTTGGCGGCCTGCCGCACGTGGTCGACCTTCTCGGAGATCGATGGGTTTCGGCGATCCATCATTGGCGCTCCAGGATGATGATGTCGGGGCGGCCGAAGGTCTGCATCGACGTCCAGATGCCGCCGGCGAGTTGGGCCATGGCCGCGTCGTACAGCTGTCGGTATTCGCGGATGAGAGGCGTCCACTGCTCGTGCTGCCGCTGTAGCGCGCGCAGGGCGCACCATTCCTGCTCCAGTTGCTGGCGCTCGCGCAAGTGGCCGATCTGCTCGCCGCTCGCGCGGCGGTCATGCACGAAGCGCATCGCATCGAGGATGGTTGGGTAGGCGTCTCGGTCGACGGTGGAGTCGATGCGGTCACGCGCCTCCAGAGACTTCGACAGGGAATGCAGGCGCCTGTAGAGAACTTCCGGCTCGTTCGCCGCCAGCGCTGCAACCTCGGTGATGGGCTCGGTCATGATCTGGCTCCATAGATCTGCGTCAGCCCGGCGCTGACCGCGCGCCCGCGGCGCAGCACCGCATGCGCGAGCCGCACGCGGTCGGCGTGGCTGTGCGAGGCCTGCCGGAGCAGGCCGAAGTAGCTGTTGACGGTGGAGTACAACTCGGTGTCCGGCGCCGCCGCTACACGGCGCAGCGCGGTGCGAACGCTCCGCGGCCGCGTGACCCGGGCCCACGGTCGGATCACCTGGCCCACGAAGTCGATCCCACGGTCGACCGGCTGCAGGATCGTCTTGGTCGGGTTCAGCTGGGCGCCAAGGCGCGCCGGCAGGAACTCGGTGATCCTGGCCAGCGCGTTGTTGAGCCACTGCGGCGACTCGTGCAGCAGCACGAAATCATCGACGTAGCGCACATACCGCGCCGCGCGCACCCGGTGCTTGACGAACTGGTCCAGCGCGTCGAGGTAGACGTTGGCGAAGAACTGCGACGACAGGTTGCCGATCGGCAGACCGCGGTGCGCCGGCGCGTTGAACAGGCTCTTGTGCGGCGGCACGAGGCCGAGCAGATGCCGCGGGCAGCGCACGTCGACGTCGGCGCGAGGGTCGTGCCAGAGTACCGTGTCCGCCAGCCAGCGCCACCACGGTTCGTCGATGCGCGCGCGCAGCTGCTGCCCGAGCACGCGCTTGTCGATCGACACGAAGAAGTTCGCGAGGTCGCACTTCAGGTAGTGGGCCGGGCGCGACCAGTTCTGCGTGATGCTGCGCACGTGGTGCTCCAGCCGCGTCGTCGCGTAGAGCGTTCCACGGCCGGGGATGCACGCGCAGCTGTCAGCGACGAAGCTGGCCAGGAAGCGCGGCTCGACATGGTTGTACAGCAGGTGGTGGACCACGCGGTCCCGAAATTCGGCGGCCCACACCTCCCGAGGTTTCGGGTGGGTGATCACGAAGCAGATCGAGCGGCCGGGACGGTAGGTGCCGCTGATCAGTTCTTCGTGGAGCAAGCAGAGGTTGCGCTCCAGATGCTGCTCGAACACCTGGGCGCTCTTCGAATTGCGCTTGTTCCGTCGGCAGTCCAGGTATGCCACGACCAGCGCGTCGAAGGTGCACGCGTTGGATGAATTTGCGGACGGCTCGGGCGAGGAACTCGTTGTTCTTGTCGTTGTAGTTCTGGTTGCCGTTGTTGAAGTTCTGGTACCAGGCATAGTCGTCGGAGTACTGCGTGCCGTTGTGCTATCTACGTCGCCCGGCCGAAGGCTCTTGCCGATCAGCGGGGAAACTGCGCCGGGCAGACCCGAACCAGTCGGGCGGTTCCCGTGGTGCGCATGGCGGTGCCCTTGTGGGGCAGCGGCACAACCAGATTCATGTTGCGCACGGGCATGGCAGGCCGTGACCTTCATGCTGCAGGCGCCCTTTCGCGTGCGGACTTGAGCCAGCCACCGGCTTGCCGCCCGATGCTGTCGAGCAGTTGCGTGGCGGTGCCCCAGAGCTTGGGCGACACCATGCGCCGGTCGAACGACACCCGGAGCAAGACGGTGACGGTGCGCTGCAGCTTCAGCAGCTCCTCGATGTACCGCTGGCGCTCGGCCCGCTGGCTCGCGTTCGCCAGCGCCATCGCGTCCAGCATCTCGATGCAGTGATCGTGGATGCGCTGGCCGATGGACCGTTTGAACGCGCGTGGCATCTGCACCTGCACGTCCATCGCGAGAGACAGCAGGGCGGCGCCGGTCTTGTAGATCGGGAGCTCTGTGTGCAGCGTCATGGCTCAAAGGAACAAAGGATCAAAGCGGCAATCTGCGGACGGCTCGGGCGAGGAACTCGTTGGTCTTGCCGTCGTAGTAGTGCTGGGTGCCGGTGGTGAAGTCCTGGTACCAGGCACAGGCGTCGGAGTACTGCGTAGCCGTCCAATGCCACCGGCTCGTGTCGAACTCGTCGCGCAGGTTGGCGTAGAGAAGGGCGGACTCGAAGCGCGTCGGCAACTCACCACCGACCTCGGCCGCCCAGTCCTTGGCGTCCTGCCACGTCAGCGCGGTGTCCGGCTTATGCGGCAGCAGAATGAGGTGATGCTTCGGCACGCCGCCTTCGATGACGATGCCGGCGTAGCGCTCGCCGTCGCGCAGCGCGATCGACGCTTCCGGAATCGTCACCTGCCGCGCGGCCTGTGCCTTGAACGTGGCGATCATCTCGGCCACCTTGGCGTGCTGCTCTTCGATCTCATGCAGCGTGATCTGGCTCATGGGTTCTCCTGGGGGTGAAAAGGATTGAAGGACTAAACCTTGAATCTGCGGACGGCTCGGGCGAGGAACTCGTTGGTCTTGGCGTAGTAGTGCTGGCAGCCGTAGCTGAAGGTCTGGCACCAGGCATAGCCGTCGGAGGACTGCGTGCTCGCCCAGTACCAGCGCGGCTCGAACGCTTCGGCCCCGCCGGCCTGGAAGGCGGCCGCGGACGTTTGCGCCGGGATGTCGTCCGTGTACGGGTAGCCGACCGGCACCGAACTGGGGTTGTCGCCATCGCGGAAGCTGGAGTAGTTCTCCTGCGTCGTCGGCTTGAGGTTGCGGTACAGCAGCTCCAGCACGTCGCGGCTCGGGATGGACCAGTCGGCGCAGCCGTTGATGTCGAGCGCCAGGATGCGCTGGGCGAGTTCGCTGCCGGCCTCGGCCATCGCCAGCGTGTTGGCGCGGCAATCGAAGCAGCTGCGCGCGCCGGGGGCGGCCTTGCGCTTCGGGTGCCAGATGCCCTTGAACTCGCCCTGTGCCTTGGGCGCGACGGCGATGCCGTAGATGCCGTCGGGCAGGGTGATGTAGCCGGCGAAGAACCCGCCTTCGATGGGGGTTCCGAAGGTGAGGGTGGCGAGCGCGGCAACGCGCGGATCGGTGTGAGCGTTCATGGATGCTCCGGTGATGGAACGATGGGATCAGGCTGCGGTCTGCACCGCGGTGTGCTTGAACTTCGGCCGGATGTGCTGGCCGAAGAAGCGGCCCACCGACTCGGCGTTGCCGAGTTCGTGGGCGACGTCAGCCGGCACGTCGTGGTAGTGGTAGATCGAGCCGCTGCCCTTGAACTGGATCGCGAGCGTCTTGGTGCTCGCGTCGTAGCCGTGGGCCGCGATGTTGCTGCTCTCGCAGGGCGTGAGCGCGATGTGGTTCGTGGGCATGCCGCCTCCTACTGGATCGTGGGCTTCTTGGAGGCGTTGGCTGCCTTGACGGCTTCTTCCATCGCCTCTTCGGGGGTGGCACCGTGGCCGAAGGCGACGATCGAAAGACCGCCGACCTCCGTGACCTTGGCTGCCGGCGCCTGCGCCGCGGCCGTCATGGCGCGTCGCCGCCTCATGACGTTGATGCGGTACAGGCGCATGACGGTCTTGAAGTCCATGTGGGTTACAGGCTGCCCATGAACACCGGCACCTCGCCGATGCCGGTCTGAACCTGCAGGATCAGGTCGCGGGCGGCCTGCTCGTGCGCCTTGTCGGGGCGGATCAGCTCGTACCAGAAGACCACCTTGCCGCTGGTGATGCGGTAGCGCAGCTTGGCCTTCATCTGCTCGGCGGTCTTGGAGCCGCGGAACACGGGGATGCCCAGATGGAACTCGTCGAAGAGCTTCATCTTCTCGATCGTGGCCGCGTCGTCGGTGCCGACGTAGCTCAGCTCGACGCCGCCACTTTGCAGGCGCACCGCCGACTTCAGCACCTGGTCCTGGCGCGCCTCGAACTGGGTGGCCATCTGCAGCATCTGCTCGCTGGTCGGCGTGCCGGTGATGTCCAGGTAGTTCTGCTCGAGGAACAGCGCGAAATCAGCCTGCGACTGCGCCTTCTGCGAGCCGTTGTTCTTGGTCCAGACGCCCCACTCGACGGACAGCGCCGGCGAGTAGGTGGCCTTGTGGCCACGCCACGCCGGCTTGCCGGGAGCGTGCTCATCGAACACCGCGGAGAAAGACAGCGCGTAGCTGACGGGATCGAACTTGCACCAGACCGCGCTGGCCGGGTTCTTGAAGCGGTTCACGTAGTCGATGAAGGCCTGCGGCTCGTCCATCGTCGCGCTGCCGACAATGCGGCGGGGAGCGTCGGCGAACTTCTCCAGTTCGATGCGCTCGACTTGGTGCGATTTCGGCACCGAGACCAGCAGCAGGTGATCGGCGACATCTGGCGCTTCAAGCAGGTGCGCGGTGGGGAGTTCGCGCGCAAGCGTCTGCGCGATGTTTTCTCGTTCGAGATCAGCCATTGAATCCTCTCGGGTAGTTGGGGTGGTTGGTGCGATGTGGCGTCAGCTGCCGGTGCCGCGCACCTGCGGCCGTTCGTCGCCCACAGGCCGCAGCTCGAGACTGCGCTGCTTGGGGTTCTGGAGGGTGAGGGCGCCGTCCTCGGTGACCCAGCGCATGTCCGGGTCTTCCTTCTTCTCGGGCACCTTGACCTTGCAGTCTGGGTGCAGGGCGACCATGCCGCCGGATGCGCGCTTGGCCTTGATCGTGATGACGATCGAGCCGTCCTTGCCGGCCTCTCCGACTGCCTGGAGCATGGCCATGAGCTTGGTGCTCACCTCGTGCCCGAAGGCACCGCCCTTGAGGGCGCCGATCTCGAAAATGCCGTCCATGGCTTTCCTTTCGTTGGACGTGCGGGGCTACGCCCGCGGTTGAAGAGGGGTTGCTCGCAGCGACGGGAACCACTGCTGGGCGCCGATGGCCTTGAGCAACCGCAGTTGCTGCCGCCGCTGACGCCGGGCCTCGATCGCACGCTTCACGGCACGGCGGCGCTGCTTCGGTGGTGGCGGGACATCCTGGTTTCCGCCCCACTCCCAGCGCGGGGCCGCCGGGCCAGACCGCGGCTTGTCCCAGTCGCCGATGTGGATCAGCCGCAGCGCGTGCATGCGCTTGACCACGCGCATGAGCGCGTCGGGGTTCAAGCCCGTCTCTTCGGCCAGTTCCATGCGCGAATGCGGTCCTTCCTTCAGCGCACGCACGAGCGTGGTGAACGCGATCAGCGCTGGCCGCAGTGGCAGCCGCTCGCAGGCGACGACCTGGTGGCGAGACGGCTTGCCGCGGCAGGTGAGTGGCGGCGCGGCGTCTGGCTTGTCGCCGAGCATGTAGAGCGGGCGAGGAACGACGTGCAGCGCCGGCTCGGACCAGCGGGCCACGTGGATCAGGCGGGCACGGTTCATCCGGCGCAGCAACAGCCGCACCGTTTCGACGTTCTTGCCGAGGTGGGCAGCGACCTCGGCAGAGGTGCTGCCCCTGTACGTGCCGCTCTTGCTCTTGAGAAAGGCAAGGATCTCGGCATAGCCGACGAGGGAGATCGGGGCGCCCATTACTCGGCAACCTCTTCGTTCTCCAGCGCGGCGTGCACGGCTTCGGCCGGCAACCCGAAGCGCAGCGCGACCTGATGCACCGCGGTCTCCAGATCCTGGCCGGCGTGCATCGCGTCGAGCACCTCGCGGCGGATGCGGTCGATGGGGAAGATGCCGACCATCAGGCCTCCCAGTTCTCGATGGCCACGGCGAGCTTCGGGGCCAGCTGCTGCATGTGTTCACGCAGCGCGGTCCACCAGGACTGCTCGGGCTTGGGGTGGGAAGGGAAGCGCGTCTGGAAGGCGTCGCCGAGGTGCGCCAGCAACTCCTGCACTTCGAGCAGCAGTTGCAGGTGCGCCTGCTCGTCGGCGGTGGCCAGCGGCTCGAACATCGTGATCGGGCCGGGATCGACCGGCACGCCCGCAGTCCCCATGCCGGGCGCCGCTTCGGCCTCGGGGAGCTGGTGGTTCTGCGGCGCCTCACCGGCGGGGGGCAAGGTGTCGGGTTGAAGCGACTGGGTTGCAAGCCCAGGGCTGCGCTCAAACGTGGCTTGAGCCGGTGCTTCCTCGCTTCGTTGAATCTGGGCGGCTTCTGGCTCCGTATGCCCGGGGTTCTCCGCCGTCCCCGCCACGCATGCCGGCGTGTCGGCGGCGGCTACGGCAGCCACCGGTGCCGCGGCGCGCGCTTGCGCCGCTTCGAGTTCCTCCTGCTGCCGGCGCAGCGCCGCGGCCTGCTCTGCGAGCCGCTGGCGCTCGGCCGCCAGTTCGCGCGCTTGGCGCTCGTTCTCCAGGCGCTGCCGCTCCTGCTCTACGGCCAGACGCTCGGATTCAAGCGCCCGCTCGTGCTGCTCGCGCAGCACCGCCAACGTCGCTTCCTTCGCGAGCGAGGCCTCTTCGGCGAATTCTTCGAACACGGCAGCCGTGACGTCGATCGCCTCGACGTAGGCGATGCCATCGGCCAGCCGTTCGCTGGAGATGGCCTTGGTCTGCGCCTGGCTGGCGTAGCCTCGAATCGTGCCGATCGCTGCGCGGTGCTTCTGCTGGCGCGCTTCCTCGGCCTGGCGCTCGCGCTCCAGTTCCTGCTCGCGTTCGGTGATGATCTTGTCGATCTCGTCTTCGCGCGGCTGCACGATGGCGATCAGCCGATCGGCCTCAGCCTCGGCGGCGCTCTTGCCTTCGTTGAGCGCCTTCTTCGCCTGGTCGCGCATGCGCTGCACCGCATAGCGCCCGTTCTCGCGCAGGTCGTGCCGTGCTTCCTTTGCGGCCTTCAAGCCCTTGGGTGTGGTCACGTCGAAGGCGACGGCCCGGTAACGTTCAGAGAGCGCCTGCAGGCTCTTCTCGGCCGGTCCGAACAGGGCGAGCACCGCCTGCTTGACGGTGAGCGGTTGCGCAACGGGAAGGGCCGGTGCGGCGGCCGGCGCGGGCATGGCCGCGTCGATGGGCGGGAACTCGAGCACTTCTTCGGACATGGCGATCTCCTAGAACAGGCTGGAGCGCAGCGGCTGCTGGGCCGCCGGCTGGATGGAATGGAGGACAGCGGCGGGTACGGACTCCGGCCGGTCCCACGGCGGCGTCATGTCGTCGATGACCGGAGCCGGCCGACCCTGCCGGTGCTGCACATCGAACTCGCGGATGACCTGCGCCATGTACTCGCGCGCGGCGCGCACCTTGGCGTCGATTTGCTCGTCGATCGCTCGATCACGCGTGACGGTCCAGGTCGTCAAGCGCATGTGCTCGGGGTAGTGGCGGACGAAGTGCAGCGACTGCGACTCAAAGCCGATCAGGTCTTCGGGGGTGTCGAGCAGGGCGTAGTTGACTTCCCACTCCTGGGCGTCCCACAGCCGCTGGTAGCCGCGCATCTGCCACTCGTAGTCCTTGTCGATGCACGCTTCCGTGACGATCGGGAAGGTCGCGATCGACCAGCTGCACTTCATATCGTGGCCGCGGCGCGCCGACGCGTCGAACAGGTCGCACTCGCCGGTCAGGAAGCCGTCAGTGCGGCGCTCGGTGTTCTTAGCCAGAGAGAGGCCGCGCACGCGGTTGAGCAGCGCGATGGCCTCAGCCTCCATGCGGAGGCCCTTCTCGATCTGCTTGCTGCTGATCTCGAAATCGACACCGAAGATCGCCTGCGCGGCGAGTTCGCGGATGTAGGTCTTGGCGCCCTTAGACAGCGGGCCTTCGGACTTGCTCTTAGGCTCGGTCATGATCTTGCCAAGCGAGGAGCAGCGGATCAGGAGGTCGGTGTTCATGCGGCCTTGCCTCCTGCGCGCTGGGCACGCTTGCGCATGCCGCCGAAGTGCGGGTTCATCAGGGTGCGCTGCTTGTTGGAGAGGCTGCCCCACCACTTCGTCAGGGCGTCCATGCCTTCGTCGGCGGCGGTGTCGCCATCCATCTGCAGGCGTTCGGCTTCGGTCAGGCCGTCGTCGCCGGCCTGATCGCCCGGGTCTGGCTGGCGGCCACGCAGACGGCTTTCATCGTCCTCCCCGCCAGTCGGGGTGCCGGTGATCGCCAGCAGGCTTTGGCGCTTCAGGTAGCTCGCCGTCGCCTGCATGTTCTGCGTCGGCGTGTTGACGGTGAGGTCGCCGGGTGGTCCTTCCAGCTGCAGCGTCTCGACGTGACCGTCGCGGTGTTCGAGGTAACAGGTGACCCACACCCAGCCGATGTCGCTCTCGACGCCGTTCTCCGACCACTTGCGCGTGCCGAACTTCTGATCGTGGCGGAAGCCGAAGCCGTGCTTCGATAGCGCCGGTGACAGCATGCCGACCACCCGGTCATATTCGGCCTGATCGAACGAGCCGCCGCGGCCGCGGTCCACGTGCTTGGTCTTCGGCACGATGATGTTTTCGCCGCGGAAAGCCGCGAAGTCGCGCCGGAAGGCGAGCACCGCCTCGCGCTGGCGCTCGCGCTCCTGGTCCTCGCGCAGTTCGCGCCGCAGCTGCAGCAACTCGCGGATCTCCTCCATGCTGGCGCCGCGCTGCACGGCGGTCTGCAGGAGTTGCACCGTAGGGTCAGCGGACATCTGCAGCGCGGGAACTTGGTGCTCCTGCTGCGGGGCTACGGGAAACTGCGGGCCCGGGGACTGGAGCTTGATCGCGGGTGCGTCCTGCTCGATGAGTTGGGCGGATTGCATGAACTCTCCCTTGGTGTCAGTGGTGGAGGGCGCCGAGCAGCACGGCCAGGGCGAGAGCCCAGCCGAGCCACTTCGCGGCTTCGCGCACGGCAAGGGCGGCGCGGCTGCGGCGCTTGTGGAAGGTGATGGCCGTGCCGTACTGCGCAGGCGACAGCGCCTGGCGAGGCGTGCTGTTCCAGGCGTGCGGCCGCGTGAGGAAGTCGGGCCGGTTCATCGCGGCACCTGGACGATCAGCTCGGGCGCCGCGCACTGCAGGACAGCGGCGCACACGCTGCCGGCCACCACAGCGCCGATGAGCAGCTCCGCGGCGCGGCCCATGCGCTTGCGGCGCACCGGGGAGGGGCAGGGCGAAGGGGAGAGCGCGCCCGGCATCTCGCTCAGTAGCACCTGGCTGTCCGCGATGCTCAGCGGCAGCGCGAGCGGTTGGGCATCCATCGCCACGTCGACGATGGCGGTTTGCGGGTCGAGGAAGTCGTGCATGTCAGCCTCCCAGGTTCGCAGCGAGAAGACCGAGCACGCCGATGGCGAGCACGATCACGACGAAGGGGGCGCCGTCCGGCGCCAGCGGGCGCAGCTTCATGGCGCCTCAGAGGTCGGACGCGTGGAAGTGGGCGTGCTCGATCGCGAGCTGCGCGGCCAACTGCTGGCAGAGCACGCGCACGGAGGTGTCACTGCTCTTCATGCCGACGCCGACGATTGCGATGAACGACCGCATGTAGTTGTCGCCGCGGCCGTTCGGCGAGGCGAGCTGGTCGTAGACGACCTCGTGCAGCGGCGTGATGGTCTTGGCGAAGCCGGGGGTGCGAACGGCTTCCGCGGCGCGATGCTTCTCGATCGCCTGCAGGAACTCGACCATCAGCGCGACCTCGGCCTGCGAGTGCTCCTGGCGAGCGGCTTCAAGCCGATCGAAGTACTGGCCTTCGCCGCCAACGCGGCCGTTCCAGTTGGCCGGCGCCGGAATGAACGCTGTTGCATGCATCGCTTGCTCCCGAATCGTTGTTGACGAGAGCAATGTAGCGAAACGCTAGAGGACTGTCAAGCGAGACGCTAGAGATGCGCTACGCGCGCGCTATACGTATAGCTATCTTGAGTTCGCAGCTTGGTTATTCCACGCACAAAAAAGCCCGCGCAAGGCGGGCCGAAGGGAGGAATGAAAGGGGGACTACCGGTGCGATGCGGGTGCTGCGGCTGGAGTGGCGGCGGCAGCCATCGTTGGTGCAACGGGCGTCAACGTCTGAGCGCCGGTTGGCACGACAAGCACGATCGGTTGTGGAGCAGGGGAAGGCGTACTAGGCGCTTTCGACCCCATGTTGTTCAAGATGAAGGTCATCACGGCGACGCCCACGCCCGCGCTCCCGACGATCCACTTCACCATGTCCGAGAAGCCTTTGTGCACCTCTTCCTTGGTGGCGAGCGTGGGCAGCGTGGCCTCAATCTTGGCCATCGATTTCTCAAGTGCTGCTACTCGATCCATGTCAGGGGGGTCGGGTGGGTCACCGCCAATAGTATGGGACTGACCCTCGGTGTGCAACGACCGTACCAGGCGAATAGCAGGCGTAATTTCCGACATCTCAGCCCCTCCCCAGCTTAAGCACCATTTCTAGCAGCCCTTTGGCATGAGGCATCGGGGGGTGCTCGTTCGTTTGCTGTCCAAAGCCATGCGCCACACGTTCGAGCACGGTGAAGAAGTCATCGTCAACAATGCCTCGGCGCTTCAGGGTGTTTATGAGCTCCATCTGCACCATGACCATGGCAAGAATCGCTTGCCCTGTCCCGTCGATCGGAGCGTCACCGTTCGCGTTGCTCATTCAAGTCTCCAAGCCGCTGTTGCCATCCGGGTTTGCATTCCCAGCGGTCTTTAGCCTTGGCCGCTTCCACTGTCTGCCACTGCATGTTCGCCGGCTCGTCGCGGCCGCCGACGCACAACGCCTGTACGTGATCGATGATCCATCCGGGGCAACTGCCATGACTTTTGCCGGTGGAAGGGCATGGATGTTGCTGCTCGAATTGGGCGCGAGCCCAGTGCGCTCTCTGTTGTTTGCCTACGGCAGACCCAACGAAGGCCAGAGCGAGGCAAGGGGCTAGGGCGGCGAGCCGAGATATTCCAGTACGAGCCATTCGTATCTGCGGATCTGGGCAGAGAGCAGGCCTGGAACCCCGTCCATCGTGGCTGAATACTTGCCGTCGCGCATGCTTCGGGTCACGGCAAGCACACCGTCATCGGTGCACGTCCAGTTGTCGGCGTCTTGAACAGCGCAATGGGAAAGCCTCGCGATGGCGGACCCGTCGTTGGCAACCACCGTTTGAGTCTCTCTCGCGACTGTGTAGGTGGTCCGCGGTCCTGCTGCCCACGTCACGCAACGGCTCCCGTCGGCATTGTGCTTCACGCAAGAGCGTTCGTACACGGTGCGCGAGTCACCGAACTCTGGCCATCCCATGGCAAACAACGCCAGCGCCACCGCCGCGAGAGTCGCAAGTGCACGCAGTCCATCGGCCATCGGCTGGGCCTGCGTGGTCATAAGCGCTTGGCGTTCCAGGCTAGAACGACGCGCCCGAGCACAGCGAACTCCGCCTGGTGCTTCCCGTTGATCTCGTACGGCTCATAGCGGTCGTTGTCGGAGATCATCAAGAGAGACCCGCCCGGCCGGCGTTGGAGCCGCTTGATGTACAGCTCGTCGTTGAGGCTTAGCACATAGACCCCGTCCACCTTCACCTCGGTCACGCCACGGTCGACGAGAAGGATGTCACCATCCTCGAAGGTTCCCTTCATTGAGTCACCGAACCCGGTGACGAGGGCCAGGTTGGTGTGCGATGTGAACGTGGCGTTGCGACTGAGCCAAGCGCGGTTGACCGACATACTGGAGACCACCTCGTCGTGCTCCGGCGCAAACAGGCCACGGCCCATGGAGGCCACGGCGTTCGTCAGTGGTACCTCAATGTCGTCCGGCCGCGGCTGGAAGGCCGGAATTGTTCTAGCTCCCTGCTCTCCAGCGTAACGCATGCTTGCACCTGGAGTGGAGTGAAGTTGTTCACTAGGTACGTCCTCACTGTCGAACCATCCACGGCCCAGCCCAAATGCAGATTCGATGGCACCCGCCACTGGATCACCGACTGAGCGCGGGTTGCCAGAGGGAAGGCGCACGCCTTTGATGATTTGCGTCAGCGTCTGGTAGTTCAGGTCGGCTTTTGCCGCGACCTCCTTGACGCCGCCGGGCGTGTTGTCCACAAGCCATTTCAGCTTGCGTAGCCGGCGCTCTTTTCTGGTTTCCATGAGCGCAGTTTCTAGCATCTCGCTTGAGCCTCTATGGTTGTGAATTAGCGTGACGCTTGACCGACTCTAGCGAAACGCTACAATGCGCTCGCATGGACAAGCTCCCGAGCGCGCAAGACCGCAAGCGACTGGCTGAAAAGGCCGGCATCAACGAACAGTTTCTGTACCAGTGCCTTACCGGGCGTCGGGCGATGGAAGCGAAAGAGGCGGTGCGCGTCGAGGAGGCGACCAACTACGAGCTTCGTCGCTGGCAGCTTCGTCCAAAGGACTGGTTCGAGGTCTGGCCTGAGCTGATCGGCACCGACGGTGCGCCTCAGATCAGACGCACAGCGAAACAGCGGCGCGCCGACGAACGCCGTCGCGCATCTCTGGCTCCGCAAGCAGAGCACGCGGAGGCGCGGGACGCCCCGGACGCCAGCATGTGGCCTTTGCAGGCCGAGAGGCGGCTGGAGCCGCGGCGCGACGCACCTCCCGGAAAGAAGGGGGAGCGCTGACATGCTGCGCCGCTTCGTCCCCGCGTACAAGGCCCGTCGCCTGCGGCATGAGCGCCTACAGGCCATGCTGCAAGACATCGCCTGCGCCGCAGCGGCGCCTACAGCTTCGGCTGAATTCCGGCGAGCGCCTGGAGCGTCACTGAAAACACCGCAATCTGCCGATCTGTCATCGGCAGCGCCTGCGCCCGCTCCGGCGCAAGTTGGGCGTGCTGCGCTATGACCTGCAGCGCCGCCGGATTGGTTGCGACGAGCGCGCGCAGCGCGATCCCATACGCATGGGTCATCGCTCGCAGCTCTTCGACCGCCTGCACCAGTTCCTCGTGTTCCATGGGGGCCCCTTCCTTCGTTCAGTCCTACCGGGAAGTTCGACTGTACGGGGGTTGCGGGCGCCCACCACTCAATGCTCTGCCAACCGCGGCGGCTCTTGGTCGTTCTCGCCGCGGTGAACCCTTGTGGAGGGGGCAGGGCACCTTTTCGCGCGCGGCTCGCAGTACTGCGGTGCCTCGTTCTTTTCAACCTGCGATGTCTCGCTTGGCCCCATGGTGTGTGGCCTTCGGCGCCGCAGAGATCGCGCGCGACCTTTTCAGCCATGGCGCAGCTCCTGCGCGAGGCGATCGAGCTCAGCTGCCTTTTCTTCGCACTCCCGCGCCTGTTGGCGATACGCCAGCGCGTCGGAGTCGATGTGCCGCGCGACCGCTTCGTACAGCTCGCGCTGCTTGCGCTGCAGCCATTCCGAGTCGTGCTGTGCAGGGCTCACAAGGAGTCTCCCTGGGCCGCTTCGGCGGTTCTTTCCCGGCCAGGGGTGGCCGGGCTTTTCTTCATCAACGGAGCGTGCTTGTCCATGGCGCTCAGTCTGTTTTTTTTGGCCTCTGCTGAGACGGTCACAGACGGAAAGCCGCCATGCCATCTGTTGCACGAAGCCAGTTGACCCTCGATTTCGAACCAACTCTGCCCGAGCGCTTCAACACGCTGCGCGCGTTCGTCGCGCACCGCGCAATGGTGGTGGACAAGCCGTTGAAGGTGCAGGCCGCCGACATGGATCTGAGCCCTTCGGTGCTCAGCCGCAAGCTGAACCCCAACGAGGGCGACACGCAGCGCCTGAACCTCGACGACTTCGAGAACTGGCTGGCCAGCACCGGCGATGCCGCCGCGATCGTCGAGTACCTGGCGGCCAAGTACCTGGATGACGACGGTGCGCGCAAGCAGCGCGCGATTTCGAAGTTGGAAGCGATGTTGCCGGAGCTGGCGTGCCTGCTCGCGGCGGCGAAGGAGGGTGCATGAAGCGAATCGAACCAGGCATGCCGTGCCGCGTGGCGGTCGCCGACAAGGTGATCGGCCCGCAGGTCAACGGCATGGTGGTGATCCCGACCGCGAAGGCCAGGCGGCCCGGCGGCTACTGGTACATCAGCCCGCGCCTGGAGATCACCCTCGACCGTGCGGTCGCGGACTCCGAAGGAAACACGATCGTCGCCGGCACGCACGCCATCAAGGCGATGCACGAGAAGCACCTGGTGCCTCTCGATCGCCCGCGCGAAGACGACGTTGACCAGATGGTGCTGCGCGCCGGCCGGCCGGGGGCACTCAAGCTCGACGAGGTGCCGCTGCAATGATGACGCCCCAGCTGATCCTCGGCCTCGCTGACGAGCTCGTCGTTGACCTCTTCGCCGGCGGCGGTGGCGCCAGCACCGGCATCGAGCAGGCCATCGGGCGGCACGTCGACATCGCGGTCAACCACGACCCGGAGGCGGTGAGCCTGCACCAGGCGAACCATCCCCAAACGCGGCACTTCGTCAGCGACGTGTTCGAGGTCGACCCCGTGACCGTGTGCGGTGACCAGCCGGTTGGGCTGCTTTGGGCGTCGCCAGACTGCAAGCACTTCAGCAAGGCGAAGGGCGGGAAGCCGCGCAGCAAGAAGATCCGCGCGCTCGCCTGGGTGGTCATCAAGTGGGCAAAGGCCGTGCGGCCGCGGGTGATCTGCCTGGAGAACGTCGAGGAATTCCAGACGTGGGGCCCGCTGCTCGCCGACGGACAGCCGTGCCCGGAGCGCAAGGGCCGCACCTTCCAGCGGTGGCTCGCGCAACTGCGGAACCTTGGCTATCAGGTCGACATGCGCGAGCTGCGTGCGTGCGACTACGGCGCGCCGACGATCCGCAAACGCTTCTTCCTCGTCGCGCGCCGCGACGGGCAGCCGATCGTCTGGCCCGACAAGACACACGGGCCCGGGCTCAAGCCGTACCGCACCGCGGCAGAGTGCATCGACTGGTCTATCCCATGCCCATCGATCTTCGAGCGCGAGCGGCCTCTGGCGGAGGCCACGCTGCGGCGCATTGCCCACGGCATCAAGCGCTACGTGATCGATGCTCCGAAGCCGTTCATCGTGCCAGTGACGCACAACCAGGGAGCCAACGTGCACCCAGTGAGCGAGCCCCTGCGCACGGTGACGACGGCAAAGCGCGGCGAGCTGGCTTTGGCGGTGCCGCACGTCACCAAGTTCCGGCAGAGCAGCATCGGCAGCGGCTGCGATGAACCGTTGCACACCGTCACTGCCGGCGGCGAGCAGGCGAGGCCCGGGACAGGCAACGCGATGGGCCTCGTGTCGGCGACGCTGGTGCAGACCGGCTACGGCGAGCGCCCCGGCCAAGCGCCCCGCGTCCCCGGCCTCGACAAGCCGCTCGGCACATGCGTCGACGGGCAGAAGCACGGCCTCGTCGCTGCGTTCCTCGCCAAGCACTACGGCGGACACGAGACACCCGGCACGGCTTGCGACGCCCCGATCAGCACGGTGACGACACAGGACCATCACCATCTCGTGGCGGCCCAGCTGGTTGGGGTCGGTGGGCGAACGGGGCAGGGCCAGTCTCCTGCCTACGAAGCTGACCGGCCCGCGCGCACGATCACCGCCGAGGGCGACACGGCCCTGGTGACTGCGCAGTTGGCCAAGCTTCGCGGCACCGGCCGCAGCAACAGCGTGCAGGACCCGCTGCACACCGTCAGCGCGCAGGGCGAGCATCACGCGCTGGTCTCGTCGCACCTGGTGGGCGCCGGCGGCCCGGAGTACAGCGGCAAGCCTCGCCCTGTCGGCGAGCCGATTGGCACGCTCACCACCGAGAACCATCGCGCCGAAGTGCGCGCCCTCCTGCTGAAGTACTACGGCACGGATCAGGACCCCGAGCTACGCGAGCCTCTGCACACGGTGACCACCAAGGACCGCTTCGGCCTTGTGACGGTGAAGGGCGTGGACTATTTCATCGCCGACATCGGGATGCGCATGTTGCAGCCGCGCGAGCTGTACCGCGCGCAGGGCTTCCCAGAGAGCTACGTCATCGACCGCGGCGCCGACGGCCGGCCCCTGTCGAAAGCGGCGCAGGTGCGCATGTGCGGCAACAGCGTCTGCCCGCCACTGGCGCGCGCGATCGTCGCTGCGAACTACAGCGAGCAGCGCGCAATGCGGGAGGCCGCGTGATGCAACCCGACCTGCCGCCCTTCGAGTGGGAAGAGCAGCCTGCGATCCCCGTCCCAGAAGCCAAGGAACTGCCACCGGTCTTCGGATGGCTGCAGTGGGACATCGCGACCGAAGAACAGGACCGACACGAGGGAGAGCTTCGATGCGCTACCTGACGCAAGCCGAATTCGATGCGCTCAACGCCGCGCGTGAGGCGCTGGAAGCGCTACGCGAAGAGCTGTGGCACATGCAGCACCCGATCGCCTCCTGGCTGATCGGCATCGCTGGCCGCCGGCCGCCCGACTTCGTGATCGGCGGCGAGCGGCGCCCGTACCTGCGCCGGTGGTGGCTGCTCCCGCGCAATCGCTTCCTCAACGTCTACCTGCACCAGTTCATGCGCAGCGACGACGACCGCGCGCTGCACGATCACCCGTGGGCCAACTGCAGCATCGTGCTGCGCGGCGCGTACACCGAGCACACGATCGATGCCGGCGGCATCCAGCAGCGCCGGGTGATCAGTGCCGGTGCCATGCGGCTGCGCCCATCCGGTAAGTTCGCGCACCGCATCGAGCTGCATGACGGCCCGTGCTGGACGCTGTTCATCACCGGCCCGCGCTATCGAGAATGGGGCTTCCACTGCCCCGAAGAGGGCTGGGTCCACTGGGAGCGCTTCACCGCCGCCGGCGATCCTGGCGCTGTCGGACCGGGGTGCAGCGCATGAGCACCACAACCCAACGGCTTTGCCACGTCGACACCTGCACCCATGGGTGCACGGCGGAAACCGGCTGCCAGGGGCACTCCTGGCGCGAGCAGGCCCCGGCGTTCTACCGTGAAGCCCTGCAGCGCCTCGTCGAGGATGCCGCGCGCGACGGGCTCGTGCTGACGGCCGAGCAGCGTTCGCTGACGCCCTGGGCGATGGGCAACTACGAAACCGTCGTCAGCGTGCGGCCGGCGCGGGTGAGGGCAGCATGAGCGACTACCTGACCTTCCTGCGCGAGAAGAGCCAGCTCGATGGCGACTTCGGCTTCGAGCCCATCTGGTTGCCGGATTCGCTATTCGACTTCCAAGCCGCCATGGTGACATGGGCGCTCCGAAAGGGGCGTGGCGCTCTCTTCGAAGACTGTGGGATGGGCAAAGGCCTGCAGGAGTTGGTCTTCGGTGAGAACGTCGTTCGCAAGGCCAACGGCAACTTCCTGCTCAAGGCTCCGCTGGCGGTGGCCGCACAGCTGTCTCGCGAAGCCGAGAAGTTCGGTATCGAGGTGCATTACAGCCGCGACGGCAAGATAAAGCGCGGCATCAACATCACGAACTACGAACGCCTGCACCTCTTCGACCCGTCCGATTTCGCTGGCACCGCAAACGACGAGTCCAGCATCCTGAAGAACTTCGACGGGGCGCGCCGGGCGCAGATCACCGAGTTTGACCGCAAGCTGCCGTACCGCCTTCTTGGCACCGCGACGGCGGCGCCCAACGACTACATCGAACTCGGCACGTCCTCCGAGGCCTTGGGCTACCTAGGCCACATGGACATGCTGAACCGCTTCTTCAAGAACGACCTCAGCAACAGCAGTACCGGCCGCGGGTTTATGGGCTCGGCGAACAAGTGGCGCTTCAAGGGGCATGCCGAAATTCCATTCTGGCGCTGGGTGTGCAGCTGGGCGCGCGCGATGCGCAAGCCTTCCGACCTTGGCTTCGACGACGGTGACTTCGCCCTTCCGGCGCTGGAAGAAGTCGAGCACCAGGTTGACGCGAACAAGCTGGCTGATGGGATGCTCTTCGCCCTCCCGGCCGCAGGCCTGCAGGAAGAGCGCGAAGAGCGCCGCCGGACGTTGCGCGAGCGCTGCGAGAAGGCGGCCGAGCTGATCTGTGCTCACGATCAGCCGGCGGTCGCTTGGTGCGACCTGAACGACGAAGGCGACCTGCTGCAGCAGTTGATCCCGGGTGCGGTGCAGGTCAGCGGCAAGGACAGCGACGACTCCAAGGAAGAGAAGTTGCTCGGCTTCTCAGCCGGGCAGTTCCGCGTGCTTGTCACGAAGCAGAAGATCGCCGGCTTCGGCATGAACTGGCAGCACTGCGGCCACATGACCGACTTCCCCTCGCACAGCTACGAGGGGTACTACCAGAAGGTCCGGCGCTTCTGGCGCTTCGGCCGCAAGGCACCGGTGCGCGTCGACATCGTTACCACCGAAGGCGGCCGGGGCACGCTGGCCAACATGCGCCGCAAGGCTGCCCAGGCCGACGCTATGTTCGCAGCGCTCGTCGAACAGATGCGCTTCGCGCAGGACATCGCCCGCAGCCGCGCCTTCTCAGAACAACAGGAGATCCCAGCATGGCTGTAGCCGACCAGCGCATTACCGAGACGTACGCGATCTACCAGGGAGATTGCGTGGAGGGCATAAAGGAGTTGCCCGATGGCCGCATTCACCTGTCCGTCTACTCGCCGCCGTTCGGCGGCCTGTACCACTACAGCAGCGATGATCGCGACCTTTCGAACTGCCGCGACTACGCAGCTTTCTTCGAGCACTACGAGTTCGTCGTGCGCGAGATTGCGCGCGTCACCATGCCGGGCCGCTTCAGCGCAGTTCACTGCATGGAGGTGCCACGCAGCAACAGCGGCACCGACTCCCTGATCGATTTCCCCGGCGACATCATCAGGCTGCACGAGCGGCTCGGTTGGAAGTACGCCGGCCGCCACGCCATCTGGAAGGAGCCGCTCGCCGTTCGCCTGCGGACCATGCAGAAGAACCTGGCGCACGCCACGCTTGTGGCGGACAGCTGCGACTGTGGGGTGGCGTCGGCCGACTACCTGTTGCTGTTCCGGCGCGACGGCAACAACCCGGTGCCTGTTGCTCACCCCGTCGGGATGACCGAATACGCCGGCGATCGCAAGCCGCCAGCCGAGGTGCTGCAGTACCGCGGCTGGACCGGCAAACAGACCGAGAACCGCTTCTCCCACTGGATCTGGCGCCAGTACGCCGACTGCATGTGGGACGACATCCGCATCGACCGGGTGCTGCCCTTCAAGGAGGCACGCGACAGCGACGACGAAAAGCATGTCCACCCGCTGCAACTCGATGTCATCGATCGCGTGATCGCGCTGCGAAGCAACCCGGGCGAGGTCGTGCTCACGCCGTTCATGGGCGTCGGCAGCGAGGTCTACGGCGCGCTCTGCGCCGGTCGCAAGGCGATGGGCTGGGAACTGAAGGCCAGCTATTTCCGGCAGGCGGTGAAGAACGTGGAAGCGGCGGCTGCTGGCTACCGCTTTGAGCGGCTGAACGAGGAGTTGGCTTTCGAAGAGGAGGCAGCCTGATGCAACTCCGCTTGGGCCCCGAATCCAGGCCTGTTTCGGTGCTCTGACGCGCTGCGCGATCTGCAAAGTCGATCCCCATGAAAACCCAAGTCGCCGAAACGAGCATCGACGCCTACCACGCGCTGCAGCGCGAAGGCACGCTGACGAAGCGCCAAGCCCAGGTGATGGAGCAGGTGCAACCCGGGCGCGACTACAGCCTGCAGGAGTTGGTGCAACTCACCGGGCTGCCGGTGAACGTCATCAGCGGCAGATGCAACGAGCTGCGCGCCGCGAAGCGCCTTGAGCTCGGCCCGGAGCGCAAATGCTCCCTGACTGGCCGCACGATCCACCCTGTGCGCCTGCCGCTGCCCGCTGGCGGCCAGGCGACGCTGTTTCCGGAGGCGGCTTGAGCGGCGAAGACAAGACCGACGCCTGGATGCCGCTGTGGATCGGCGCGTATCTGGCCGACACGCTGACCTTCACGACGGTGCAGCACGGCGCCTACCTGCTTCTGCTCATGGCGTACTGGCGCGAGCGCGCGCCGCTGCCTGACGATGACGACGAACTGGCCGCCATCGCGAAGCTCAGCCGCAGCGAGTGGATGAAGCTGCGGCCGAAGCTCGCGCGCAAGTTCAAGGTGGCCGATGGCGTTTGGTGGCACAAGCGCGTGGAGCACGAAATGGCCGAGGCCGACAGGCGATCCAAGAAGGCCAGCGAGAAGGCTTCGAGGGCCGCCCAAGCACGTTGGGGGGCATCAAACAAGCATGCATCTGGCAGTGCTTCAAGCATGCCGGGAGCATTGCCAGAGGACTGCCCTACACCATCACCTACACCTTCTTCGCTTCGCTCAGATTCTGCTCCTGACGGAGCAGCGGGCGCTGCCGCGCCGCCTCCGCCAGCAGAACCCGAGGAAACGCTGGAGCAGCGCATTCGGCGTGAGGTCTGGAGCGAAGGCCGTCGCCTGCTCGTGGAGAAGGGCGGGGCCACCAGGGAGCGCGCCGGCGCCTACATCGGCGAGCTGGTCAAGGACTACGACGTGGAGACGGTGCTCAACGCGGTGCGAGCCGCGGTGCGCGAGGTGGCGGCCGAGCCGTTCGCCTACCTCAAGGCCGCCTGCGCCCGCCTGAAGGGCGAGCGAAATACGGTGCCAAGCGACGCAGCCGAAAAGACCGCGGCATACCTCGACGCCGAGAAGGCGCGCCAGGCCGCGCCGCCGCCCAAGGAACTACTGGAGCGCGTGCGTAGGGCAGTCAAGCCCGCCGGCGAGCAGGTTCCGGCCGAAGCAGGAGGGGTAGAGCATGACTGAGATCGTGCTGGTGAAGCAGCAGGCCGCGCCGATCTCCGACGCTGACCGCGAGGCCGCGCGGCGCGTTCTGTTCGGCGCTGTCGACGGGCTGGGCGAGCAGCACAAGCGCGCGTGGCGCCGGCTGATGAACTGGCTCTTCAACAAGGCGGAGCCGGGCGAGATGGTGGAGATCGTCACCCACCGCGAGCGCATCGGCTGGTACCACCGAAAGCACATGGCGCTGGAGCAGCGCGTGTTCGAGGCCCAGGAGCGCTTCCAGGACTTCGGCCAGTTCCGGGTGTGGCTGAAGACCGGCGCGGGCTTCGTCGATTGGCTGCCGGGGCCGAAGGGCGGCGTGATCCCGGTTGCGCGGTCGATCAGCTACGCGAAGCTCGAGCAGGACGAGATGGAGAAGGTCCACGCGAGCATCGTCGACTTCCTGCGCACCGAGCACGCGCAGCGCGCGCTGTGGCCGAACTCGAACCCGCTGCAGCGGGACGAGGCGATGCGGGGCCTGCTGGAGGAATTCGGCGAATGAGCCAGTTCCGCTGCTACCTCAAGGGCTACACCGGGCCCGGGTCGGTGAACTCGGCGCGCCGCCGGCCGGAAGCAGATCCCGACGGCCGCGGCGCGGCGGAGCGCGAGCACCTCGGGCGCGTGAAGCGGCTGCGCTGTGTGCTGTGCGCGCGGCTCAGTCTCGCGCAGGAGAGCGCCACAGACGCGCACCACCTGCGAGTGGGCCAGGGCGGCGCGCAGCGTGCATCCGACTGGCTGGCCGCGGCGCTGTGCCACGACCGCTGCCACCAGGGTCCGCGCGGCGTGCACGGCGACCGCTCGCTGCTGCGGCAGGCGAAGTGCACCGAGCTGGACCTGCTGGCCTGGACGCTGGCGGCGCTGGCCAGGGAGGGCAACTGATGCCGTGCATCGACTGCCAGCACAGCGCGCTGCGCGACGCGAAGAGCCCGGAGCGCGACCGCTCGCTGGGCCGCATGGCCAAGCTCGGATTCGTGAACTGCCTGCGCTCGAACCTGCGCGCCAGCTTCCACCCGTTCCACCACACCTGCGCCGGCTGGGCCGAAGCCTCGGAGCAGGTTACCGCCGGCCGCAGAGCATGGCTGGCAAAGACGTCCGAGGGAACACCATGAACCGACGCAAGACCGTGATCGCGATCGCACCCGTGGCGCCGCCGTGCTTCGAAAGCCGGTCGCAGTGGCTCACCTACCTGGCCGATGCGGCGAGCGAGCAGCGCACGCTCCACGCGCCGGGCCCGCTGACCATCGCCCCGGGCGAGGCACCGCGGTTCAACTTCGGATTCCGCTTCTGCGCCGACTGCACGCAGCAGCACAGCCTGAAGGCCCAGCAGTCCGGCGTGTGCAAGCCGGACTTCCTGATCGAACTGCACCGGCACCAGCAGGCGCAGGCGCCAGCCGATACCCCGACCGAACCCGCATAGGAGATCGACATGCAAAAGGCAGAGCTTCGCCCCGAGCAGTACCACGACCTGGTGACGTTCCAGTCGTACCAGCTGATGCAGACCCAGCTTCTGCTGGCGCAGACCCAGGCGCAGGTGCAACAGCTGCAGCAGCAGGTCGCCGCGCTGGGGCAGGAGATCAAGGCGCGCGACGCGAAACAGGCGGCCAGCCAGCCGGTGACCGACGGCACGGCGATCCAGCGCGCGATGGAAGACACGGTGGAGCCGGCTGATGCTGCAGCCTGACCTGCACCTGTGCCTCGTGCTGGTGCCAAAGCCCGGCACGGAGATCCCGCCGGGCGAGACGCTGCCCGAGTTGCTGGCCCACCCGGACGTCAACAGCGACGGCTGGGTGCGCGAATGGAAGGTGTTTGCGACGCGCGAAGAAGCCTACGCCTACGAAACGCAGAACGCGCTCGTGCTCGTGGTGCTGCCGCTGGCCATCGAGCACGACGGCTACGCCGAGCGGCAGGGATAGATCAGCGGCAAGCCCGCCGCCGCTTCAAGCGCGGGCGACATCCGAAGGAGAGTGCCACCATGGCCAAGACGAAGACCGCACCCGCGAAGAAGACCGCCAAGGCGCCGTCGGCGCCCAAAGCGCCCAAGGCTCCGAAGTCCCCGCCGATGCGGGGCTACAAGAGCTGCTGAGCCAGCAAGCAGCGTCACGCGCAGCGCCCCGTCCCACGCAGGCCGGGGCGCTTCGCTTTGTTCGGTTGACTTTCGAGAAACCCATGGGAACGTTCGTGCGCCGCATCGCGCGGCACATGCACGAGGACGTATTCCATGACGGCGCGCAGGAGTGCACCGAAGGCCGACAAGCCCAAGGTGCCGGCCAAGAAATCGAAGCGGGGTGGCGCAGCGGCAGCGCGCAGGCCTCATAAGCCTGAGGTGGCTGGTTCGACTCCAGCCCCCGCTACCAAGAACCGCGGGTCAGCCGGCAAGGTGCCGGAGCGCCCTGGAAGTGGGGCGACCGAGGGTGGTTCGATCCCGCCGGCCCGCGCCCCCAAGAAGCGCGCGCCGCGCAAGAGCCAGCAAGCCGACCAGTGGACCGCCGCCGAGCGCGAGCAAATGGAGGCGAAGAGCAGCAAGCCGCTGGACCTGAACCGCATCCTGAATGCTGAAGGCGCGCCCGATCCGACAGACACGCTCACGCCCACGCAGCGCGCCTTCGTGCGCGAGTACCTGACGAACGGCCGCAATGGCACAGCAGCGTGGCTGGCGGCCTCGCCCACCTGCAAGAGCGCGAACGCCGCCGCTGTCGCCGCTTCGCAGCTGATCCTCACAAACCCTAATGTCCGCGCCGCCATCAAGGCGGAAGACGAGCGGCTGCAGCAGAAGTTCGATTTCACGCGCGAGGACGCGCTGCGCTACTTCCTGGGCATCGCCTATGCCGACCCGGCTGAGCTGATGCAGCTGCGGCACGTGTCCTGCGATCACTGCTGGCCTACCGACCCGAAGGAGGGCACCGGCGACTGGACCGAGCCGAACCCGGAGTGTCCGAAGTGCCACGGCCAGGGCGTTCCCCGCCTGTGGTTTGCCGACACACGCCGCTTGTCCCCGCAGGCCCGGCGCCTGTTCGCTGGTGTCCACAAGGGCAAAGACGGTCTGCGGATGCTGACGCACAACCAGACCGAGGCGGCCAAGGAGGCGGCGCGGCTGATCGGCGCGTACGAGCTGGACAACCAGCAGAAGGCGGGCGGCGCCGCCGAGGTGCTGCGCCAGTTCTTCGCCGAGATGCACGGCGCGGCGCGGCTGCCGATCTCGAAGCCTGATACGTCGCGCGGCGCGGCGCCGAACCGCGATGCCGCGCCTGGCGGACCACTCGGCCCGAGGCTCTGATGGTCGAAATCCCACGCGACCACGAGCACGAGCACATGGGCAAGGGCCCACGCAAGGGCATGTGGTGCGTGTGGGCCACCTATCGCGTGATGGGCTGTCCGGAGTGCGGCCGGCCCAACAAGCTCGACGCCTACGCGGTTGCGCCCGACGGCCTGCTGACGCCCAGCGTCGTCTGCTCGCACCGGCCGTACTGCGGCTTCCATGGCACGGATGTGCGCCTTCTCGATTGGAGATCCTGATGATGCAGAGCATCGACTTCGACGGCCTCGTGGCCTTCGGCATTGCGAACGGCGGGAATGTCGTAGAAGGCATGCCGTGGTCGTTCACCTACGAGGGTGCGGCCGTCACGCACGAGAACAACGACTGCTACATCGTCTGCCCGCGCGACACCACGCGGCACCTTCGGCTCTGTCGCGGCGACTACCTCGTGAAGACCGATGACGGCGGCCTGCACGTGCTGCAGCCGCACCAGCTCCGCGTGCTCGAAGAGTTCGAGCAACTGGCCGATCGCCTGCAGAAGCTGGACGCCTTCATCACGAAGACGCCGGACCACGAGCCTCCGCCCCCGAACTCCTTCCGCACGCTCTGGCCGGGCGAGCAGATGCGCCTCATGCGCCAGAAGGATGCGATGGTGGCTTACGCCTCGATCCTCGCCGAGCGCATCACCGCCTGGGGTCTGTGATGCACGTGGTCTGGCTCGCTTGGTACATCGTCTGGTTCGGTTGGGCGCACCAGAGCCCGCAGCCGCGCAAGCCGGAGCCGCCAGATGCTTGAGCTTGAGCTTGTGAGCAATCAGGCGTGGCTGCAGGTGCATCGCGAGGTGAAGGGGCGCCGCACGCTGTCGGTCTGCGGCGTGCCGGACAAGCCGCACTTCTGGTTCAGCGAGGCTCTGCGCTGCTGGAAGTGCTACACGCCGGACGGGTTCGCGGGCATGGGCCCGACCCGCGAACAGGCCGAAATCGAAGCCTACCTCTGGCGCGAGCACGCCACCGAGGTGAGCCATGCGTGACCTGCTGATCGCGGTCTCGCTTGCCATCGTGCTGCTGGGCTTCGTTGCCGGCACGCTGTTGGCCCGCAAGGGGCGCAAGGATGCTTGATCTGCTCGCGGCGTTCGACTGGGTCGACTGGTGCGTGACGTCCATTTTCGGCGCCTGCATCTTGTTCGCGGCCTTTGGAATCTGGGCGAGCTGGGGCCTCGCGCTCTATACGCCAGAACAGCTTCAGCGCCAGCGTGAGCGCGAAAGGGCGCAGCGTCTATGAGCGCCGAGTCGATCAACGCCATGCAGGTGATGGCCGACGCGATGGCGGTGGCCGGTGCCACGCCGCAGCAGTGGGCCAGCCTGGAGTGGCGCCTCGACAACCTCTACTGGATCGTCGACAAGGAAGCGGAGACGGTCCGGTTCCGGATGAACAACCAGCAGCGCCGCTTCGTGCAGCGGCTGTGGTACCGCAACCTGATCCTCAAGGCGCGCCAGCTCGGGTTCTCGACGCTGATCGCGGTGCTGCAGCTGGACCAGGCGCTGTTCGTGCCGAATCACAACGGCGTCATCATCGCCGACACGCTGCCGAACTCCGGCAAGCTGTTCGACAAGGCCGACTTCGCCTACCAGCACCTGCCTGACCTGCTGCGCGAGGCGCTGCCGGTCATCGAGCACAACAAGGGCGCGAAGCTCACGATCGAGCACGTCGACGGCGATGGCCGGCCGGCGCACAGCACTCTGGCCGTTGGCGTGAGCAGCCGCGGCGGCACCGTGCACCTGCTGCACGTCAGCGAGCTCGGGAAGATCGCGCTGAAGTTCCCCGAGCGCGCGAACGAGATCAAGACCGGCGCGCTGCCGTCGGTGCCGCCGGACGGCATCGCGATCATCGAGAGCACGGCCGAGGGCGCCTTCGGCCTGTTCTGGGAACTGTGCGAGCCGGCGATCAAGCGCTGGCACGACAAGACGCCAGAGACGCGTCTGGATTGGCGGCTGCACTTCTTTCCCTGGTTCGAGGCGCCCGAATACCGGCTGCCCGACGAAGACATCCCGCTCGTCGAGATCCCGCCGAAGCTCAACACCTACTTCGCGAAGCTCGAGGCCGAGCTCGGCGTGAAGTTCGACGCTGGCCAGCGCGCTTGGTACGCCAAGACCGCGGAGACGCTGGGCGGGAAGATGAAGCAGGAGTACCCGGCCACGCCCGAAGAGGCCTTCGAGCAGGCGGTGGAAGGCGCGGTGCTGGGCGAGCAGATGACCTGGCTGCGCGAGAACGGCCGGCTCGGCGTGGTGCCGCTGGACCCCAGCTATCCGGTCAACACCTTCTGGGACTTCGGGGTGGCCGATGCGACGGCGATCTGGTTCCACCAGTGCGTGGGCTTGCAGCACCGCTGGTTCTACTACCACGAGGGCACCGGCCGCGGCCTCGCGCACTACTGGATCAATGTGCTGGAGGCGCACCGCCAGCGCCACCGGTACCAGTGGGGACAGCACTTCCTCCCGCACGATGCGGAAGCCGAGATCCTCGGCGAGGTGGTGACGACGAAGCGCCGCATCCTCGAAGGCCTGGGCATGCGAAACATCGTCGTGGTGCCGCGCGTGGCCACGATCAGCCAGGGCATCGAGCTGATGCGCCTGGCGCTGAAGGGCAACCACTGGTTCGACAAGCACACGGCCGACGAAGGCAAGGGCGAGGACATGGGCGCCGGTGCCGGCGTCAAGTGCCTCGACGGCTACCAGTTCCAGTGGAACGACAAGGCCGGCGTGTGGAGCAACGAGCCGCTGCACAACTGGGCGAGCCACGGCGCTGACGCCTGGCGCCAGTTCGCGCAAGGCTGGACCGGCCATTCGCTGAGCAACAGCGACGCCTTCGCCAAGTTCAAGCGCCGCGAGCGCAGGGGGTTGTGATGCGCGTCTCCGCCTATGCCAAGGGTCGCCTCGCTCTCGCGCGCCGCGTCGGCGCCATGCGGCTGGCCGTCTGGGTTGAGCCCGGCATGTTGATCCCGCGTGGCTTCGGCTTCGCCTGGTGCCACTGGAGCACGCAGCGCGCGCTGTGCCTGCCGATTCCTTTCAACGTCGCCGCGCGCGCGATCCGCGCCGCGTACCTGTTCTTCAAGCACCCCGCCCGCCAACTCCCCGTGACGCCGCGCGAAGCGTTCGCCCAAGGCTACGCCGAGGGCTACGTGAGCGGCCAGGCCGACACCTGGTGGCGCCAATACACACCGGACTAAAATGCACGTCTCACCTGTCCTTTCACCCCAGGGCTTACCGGTCTTCTCGGTCGGTGGCAAGCACGCCTACAAGACCGCCTCCTACCGCGGCTTCTGCGTGTCTCTCGAATGGGTCATCAGCAACAGCAAGCGCCGCGCCGCGCCGATGCTGGCCATCTGGCGTGAGCCGGTGATGGTCGCGCTGGCGCCGCAGCAGGGCGGCGGCATCTGGGCCATCGGCAGGCGAGCGATCACCGAGTTCGTCGGATTCGACGCCAACGGCAAGTGCACCGGTAGTGCGTCGGAGCATTGCCTGCGCGAGGCGCGCGAGGCGCTCCCGCTGCTCGGCTTCGACAAGAACGACAAGCAAGCGCTCATGGCGCTGGTCGACGTCGTCGTGAAGTACGCGCCCGAGTTGGCGCTGATGCCGCCCACGCCCAAGTGGCTGCAGGAGCAGGACGCACCTGCCGCGCTCTGGGACGTGAAGGCGATTGACAAGCAGTCCGGCAAGACGCTGGACGAGTCGGAGGTCTGATGGCCAAGAAGATCGACGAGCGCGACCGGCGCCCGCCGCGCGTGGGCACGAAGGTGGACCCGGATTACCCGATGGAGCCGCCGCGCGGCCTGAAGCGCACGCGCAGCGTGCAACCGAAGCCAGCGGCGCTCGGCGGCGATGAGCCGCCGTCGACCATGGGCCCGGTCGAGGCCTTCGACACGCGCAAGGTGGCGACGACCGATGGTCCGCCTGGCAGCAACGAGGGCGACCCGGCGCTGCGCACGCGGCACGACATCCGCAAGGGATGGTTCCTCACCGAGGCCCACAGGCAGGCGGTCAACCGTTCGCGCATGGCGCGCTGCGAGAGCTACTACGACAACGAGCAGTGGACCTGGGCCGACGCGCAGACGCTGAAGGACCGCGGCCAGGATCCGATCGTCTACAACGAGGTGAAGCCGACGATCGACTGGCTGATCGGCACCGAGCGGCGCACGCGTATCGACTACGTGGTGATGGCGCAGGACGAGGGCCCCGACGCCGACGAGGACGCGCAGACCAAGACGAAGATCCTCAAGTACCTGGACGAGACGAATCAGGCGCCGTTCGAGCGCTCGTGGGCGGCCGAGGATGCTTTCAAGGCTGGGATCGGCTGGCTCGAGGTGGGTGTACGAGGCGACCCGAGCGGCGTGCCGATCTTCGTGGGCGCCGAGTCGTGGCGCAACGTCCTGTGGGACAGCCAGTGCCAGCGGCGCGACATCCAGGACGCGCGCTACGTGTTCCGCATCAAGGTCGTGGACTACGACGTGGCGGTGGCGCTGTTCCCGCACAAGCGCGACGCCATCGACCGCGTGATCCAGACCGGCGACAACCTGCGCGTGTTCTCCGAGTGGTTCGGCGGCATGGGGAACCTGATCACCGGCCTGGACAGCTTCAACACGCTCAGCGACCCGCTCGACTACATCACGAACAAGCCGGTCGACATGTTCAACGCGCGCAAGCGCATCCTGCTGCTGGAGTGCTGGAGCCGCGAGCCGATCCACCGTGGCAACACGCCCCAGGAGCTGGCCGAGCCGCTGCAGTACCGGATCGTGGTGTCGATCATGACCGAGCACGACACGCTCATCGAGAGCGAGTCGCCATACAAGCACAACCGGTTCCCGTTCGTGCCTGTGTGGGCCTACCGCAATCGCCGCACCGGCCTGCCGTACTCGCCGATCTGGCCGCTGCTTGGCCCGCAGGACGCGCTCAACAAGCGCATGTCCAAGTCGGTGTTCGAGGCGAACGCGAAGCAGGTGATGCTCGAGAAGGGCGCCGTCGACCCGGAAGTGATGGACCCCGACGAGTTGCGCCAGGAGTTCAACGACCCGAACGGCATGCCGGTGTTCAACGACGGGGCGATCTCCGGCGGCAAGGTCCGCGAGGTGAACTGGCCGGCGGCCGTAGCGAACCAGATCACGCTGGCGGAGAACGACCGCAACACGATCCGCAGCATCAGTGGCGTGACGCCCGACAACCGGGGTATGACCAGCCAGGCGCAGAGCGGCAAGGCGGTGCTGGCGAAGCAGGACCAGGGTGGCCTGCTCACGGCCGAGCTTTTCGACAACCTGCTGCTGGCCCGCAAGATCGAGGGCGAGATCACGCTGTCGCTGGTCGAGCAGTTCATGGTCCAGCCGCGCACGATCCGCGTCTCCGACGACGTGAACCGCAGCGAGCGCATCCGCATCAACGATCCGCAGGCCGACGGCACCTACCTGAACGACATCAGCGCCCGGCAGGCGCACTTCGTGATCGGCGAGCAGGCCTGGCGCCAGAGCTACGCCGAGGCGAGTTTCGAGATGCTGCTGCAGGTGCTGAGCCAGCTCGCGCCGGCCGCGCCGATGGCGGTGATCAACCTGCTGGACCTGGTGTTCGACATGCACCCGAACCTGCCGCGCAAGCAGGCGATCGTGCAGCGCATCCGCGCCATCAACGGCCAGACCGCGCCGGACGGGAAGATGACGCCGGAGCAGCAAGCCGCGATGCAGCAGAAGCAGCAGATGGCCATGCTGCAGTTCCAGTCGCAGATCTCCAAGCTGCAGGCCGACATTGCCCAGTCGCGCGCCAAGGGCGAGAAGTACGCCACCGACGCCATGATGGACCGGCTCACCGCCATCTACGAATCGGCCCAGGCTGCCCAGGTACTGGTGTCGTTCCCGGCCGCCGCGCCGATCGCCGATGCGCTGCTGAAGAGCGCGGGCTTCCAGGACCAGAGCGCGCAAGGCAGCGCGCCGCCGATCCCACCCGGCCAGCCACAGCTGCCGCCGCAGCCGCCTCATCCGATGCCAGCCGCGCCCGGTGGCGCTCTTCCCCCCCGCCCTGCGCGCGAGGCCGGCCACCTGGCCGGTCACCTTCAGGGCATTCACACCCCCGGCCCTGATGGCCTTCATGGAGCTCCGCAATGATCGACGACAGCAACGAGCAGGCCGCCCCGGCCGAATCTCAATCCGAAACCCTGATCGAGCGCATCGAGCACGCCGCGGCCGACGCGGTGCATGCGATCGAAGATGCGGCGAAGGCCGCGGTGCACGAGGCCGAGCATGCGCTGGGCCTGGATTCGAGCTCCGCCGCACCGGCGCCGGAGCAGTCCGGCGAAGCGGCAGCGGCGGCTGACGAGCCGCAGGCGGTTGCCGCAGCGCCCGCGCCTACGCAAGAAGCTTCGGCGGCGGCGCCGAGTCGCCCGCAGGTCGGAGATGCGGTGCTCTTCTGGCCGCATGCCGGCTACCCGGGCAGCTTCCCGATCGAGGCGGAGATCGATCACGTGTGGTCGGACACCTGCGTGAACGTTTCGATGCCGGCGAGCGATGGCTCGGTCTACCAGCCGACCAGCGTGTTCCTCGTGCGCCATGGGAATCAGGCGCAGCCGAGCGGCTACTACTGCGCTTACGCGGACGAGTTGCCGGACGCGGCGCCTGCGGTGAAGGCCTACGAAGTCGTGACGCCTGCGCTTCGGCAAGACCTGCAGCAACTGCACGACGTTGCGGTGGATGCCGCGGCTGAAGCGCGCGCCGAGGTAGCCGCCGTGGCGCAGCAGGCGACGGCCGCGTACGCCGATGGCGAAGGGATCATCCGCATCGAGGACGCGCGGGCCTTGCCCGAGGCTTCGCCGGACGCGCCTGCTCTGCCCATCGTCGCGACGATCGAGCGCCACATCGAGTCGTTCATCGACAGCGACGGTCGCGTGATGCGGATCGTCAAGGTCGCGGGCGCGCTCGCCAAGAAGGCAGTCCAGGCCGTCGAGGCCGCTGTATAGGTGGAGGCCGCCATGCGTCAAACCGAACTGCCGGAGTACCAGTGCCACAAGCGTGTTCGCGCCTGCCGGATCAAGGCGATCGTGCAGGACGCGGATGGCAGGTACATGGTGCACCCGGCCGAAGAGGGGCTCGTCCCACTGGAGGTGCCTGCCCAGTATGTGGCGCGGCACAAGCCGTCTCCGGGCGGCTACCTGGTGCAGTACCGGGACGGGTACCTGAGTTTCAGCCCGGCCGCCGAGTTCGAAGACGGGTATCTGCCCATCAACGAACTCGCCGGCCGTCGCGAGCGGCTGATCAACCAGCTGATCGACGTCGAAGCGGCCATCGCCGCGCAAGGAGCATCCGAGTGAAAAGCCGACACGAAGCCAGTGCCGCAGTGGCCAGCACCACAGGCACGTTCGAGAACCCTGCTGACAAGGCGGTGCTGGCCGACCTGCAGCGCCAGCGTGACGCGGGCGTCGAAGACCTCTTCGGCGACTTCGAGGACGTGGCGCCAGCGCCACC